CTCACGATTGGGGGCATTACTAGAGAGGCCATTCGGCTTTTCATGAACAGTAATGCCTTCCTCGGTAACATCGACAAGCAGTATGACAATCAGTTTGCCAAGACCGGCGCCAAAATCGGTCAGCAGCTGAGAATCCGCCTGCCCAACGATTATGTTGTTTCTGACGGTCCTGCTCTTAGCGTTCAGGATACCAACGAACAACAGACCACCATCACCGTGGCAACTCAGCGCCACGTGGATACCTCGTTCAACTCGGTCGATATGACCATGAGCTTGGACGACTATTCCGAAATCATCCTGGCTCCCAAGATCAACAACTTGGCCGGTAACGTCGCCGCGACTATCATGTCGGGTGTTACCGTGGCTCAGGGTCCGTTCGCGGGAACCGTGGTGAATGGTGCGGAAGGTGGCATCTGCAACTTGGTGCAGAATACCGACAATACCAACGCCATCATTGCCCCCACTTCGGAAACGTGGCTGACTGCCGGCGCGCAGTTGGACAGCAATTCGGCTGAGGTTGCCAACCGCAAGGCCGTTCTGAGCCCCTTCACTATGGCTCGCACTGTCTCCAGCCTTTCGGGCCTGTTTAATCCCGCCCCGGAAGTCTCGCGCCAGTATATGAACGCCCGCATGTATGACGCCTTGAACTTCGAATGGTTCATGGATCAGACCACGGTTGTTCATACTTCGGGCTCTTATGATTCGGCTGCTACCACTTCTTCGGGTGGCCAGACGGGTACGAGCCTCGCGGTGTCGGCTATCAATGGTACGCTCAAGAAAGGCGACATCATCACCATCCAGGCCGTCAATGCCGTCAACCGTGTCACCAAGCAGACCACAGGCCAGTTGCGCCAGTTTGTCGTGACCTCGGATGTGGCGAGTGGTGCGACTACCATTCCGATTTATCCGGCGATCGTTGGCCCAGTTGGTGGCCAGCCCCAGCAGTATCAGACCGTGGATGCGCTGCCGCTCAACTCGGCTGCGGTACTTCTTGTCACGCCGGCATCCGGTTCCTACCGCCAGAACTTCGTCTATGCCAAGCAGGCTGTGACGATGGTTACGGCGGATCTGGAAATGCCGCCGAATGTCAAAGGCGCCCGCGAACAGATGGACGGCATCTCCATGAGAGCTGTCACCCAGTATGTCATCGGCACCGACCAGACCGCAGATCGTCTGGATATCCTGTTCGGCTGGCTCTTTGTGCGCCCTGAATGGGCCTGCATCGTAGCCGATAAGGTCTAAAGGTAATGATTGGGCTGGGGTGAAGAAGCCCTGGCCCAAGTCATATGGAGACACGAATGAGTGCACCGGGCCTGAAAATCACCAATCCCCACTATGCGAACATGCGGATGCCGGAACCGGATGAATCCATCCGAGACTGGCCCAAGTGGGTGCATATGAAGGGCTATCCTTCGGTGGTTGTGCAGAATGCGGAGGAAGAGGCCAAGATGCTGGCTCGGCCTGCGCGTGATGCGTCAGAAGCTCCCAAGCCCGTTGCGCCCATTCCTAGAGCCGAGCCTTTGGTCAATCCTACCAAGGCTGGCGCTGCCGTCATGGAGCCGCCGCGCACTCTGGCTGGCCCCAATGAGGAGCGGGAGATCCTATTCCAGATCGCATCCGAGAAAAACATCAAAGTGGACAAACGCTGGAAGACGGATCGTCTTCGCGCCACCATTGAACGGGGTACAAGCCAATGAAAAGGGTAATTCTATTCTCGGCCTTGGCCGCGCTCCCGTTTGTCTGGAGCCCCGCTGAGGCACAGCAGACCGTACAGGTTTGCGTCCACTCCACGACCACTTCTAGCTGTGCTCCAGTTAATACATCCAACGGATTCCCGGTTAATGTTGTTGCTGGCGGTGCTGGAGGCGGCAATGTCAATCTGACGGGTATCAATGGCGTAACGCCTTTGGCTGGAGCTGGCGCGACCGGACCAGGGTCGCTTCGAACCACCCAGGCTCAGGACACCACCACTATCGCGGGCTCTGCTCCTGGTACAGCCGGAACGCCTTCCGCCAATGTTCTGAGCGTCCAGGGTACTTCGGGCGGCACGTCGCTTCCCATGTCCGCTGCGGACGGCCAGATCGTCAATGTCGGCACGTCCACTGATGCAGCCAGTTGTGCCAGCGGCACCAGCCTATTGGCCTGCCAGCGCCAACTCCACACGGATGTGACTGGGCCGATCCCGGCTCCCACATCGACCGTTGCGGCGACTGCATATGGCCTTCAATCGGCGGCCAGCACAAATTCGACCAATGTTAAGAATGCTGCTGGCGTCGTGGCTGGCATGAATCTTTTGAATACAACGACCACGGTTTACTATCTTCGGATGTATAATTTGGCTAGCGCCCCAACCTGTTCTAGCGCGACCGGCTTTGTTAGGTCGTGGCCTATCCCACCGGCTGCCGCTGCGGGCGGGGTCGGGGGTATCGCCGCCAGCCTTCCGATCAATGGTACGGCATTTTCGACCGGGATTAGCTTCTGCCTGACGGGCGGCGGCTCATCGACCGATAACACCAATGCCGCAACGGGCGTCTTCGTCAACATCGACTATTACTGAGGTCAAAATGACGATGACAATCAATGAGTTCGTCCAAGAGCGGATAAGGCAGGCCAATCTTCCCCGGGCAGAGCGGAATAAACTGCCAGAGCAGCCTGCCAACGTTAGCCGTCGTAACTTCCTGAAGGGTGCTGGTGCCGTCATTGCCTTGGCTGCCGTATTTAGCGGCATGGACGCGGCTATGTCGCCATTTGCCCGCGCGGCGAATGCGGTTGTCTATGTCAATTCGGCAGCGGCGGGTGCGAACAATGGCACGTCATGGACAAATGCCTACACCACCCTGGCGGCGGCTATCACGGCATCCGGCACGACTGGAACCGATTTCTACGTCAAAAGCACGCACACCGAGAGCGCGGCGTCTCTCAATGTTGTACTGAAAGGTGTCGCAGCCACCCCGGATCGCATCTTCTCGACCGGTTCGAGCAATAGCCCACCGACCACGGCTGATTTGACCTTTGGCGCACAGCAGACTGATAGCTCCGGTAATATGGGCATCCAGGGATATGCCTATATTTACGGGGTAGCCTTCAGCGCCACCGCCACTAGCGGGCAAAGTGGCATCAATATCGGTACGTCTTCCAGCGCCTCCAGCAACATATATCTCGATACTTGCACCCTCGCGCTAGTGACGAATAACACGAACTTGCAGATGGCCAACAGCGCCGCCGGATCAAGCATATCGACGCAGGTGACCTTCAATAACACCACCATCAATTTTGGCGGTTCGTCCTGCGGCATATTGATGACAAACGGCACGTTCCGCTGGCTCAACACGCCCAGCGCGTTGGCTGGAACTGCTCCTGCGACATTGTTCAAAAACTCGTCTGCACTGCATCTCTCCTATGTCCTTTGCGATTCCGTTGATCTTACGGGCGTTGGGGCAAATACGATTGTCGGTGCGCAGGCAACGGGAGCGTATTATCAGTTTATAGATTGCAAGTTGTCCGCGAGTTCGACGCTCGCCGGAACGCCGACTGTACCCGTTGGGTCAGTGGATTTCATCACCAGCGACAGCACGGTGGTAAACTCCAGCTCGTATATCCAAACCCGCTATATGTACCAAGGCACGCTGACGGCGGATGCTGGCGTTTATAACGGCGCGACCGATGGCGTTAATCCGATCTCATGGAAGATCATCACATCGGCGAACTGCAATCCGCAGGCGCCCTTTGAGTGCTTTGATATCGTTCAGTGGGTCGCTGCTGGCACCTATGCATCCAGCAAGATCATCGCCACCAGCGCGACGGCGGGGCTTCTGACCAATGATATCTGGTGCAATGTCGAATATCTCGGCAATGCCAGCCAGCCGCTGGGCAAGCCGGCTACTACGCTGGGAGCAGGTAGCGGCACCACCACGCTTCCCCAGATCCCGCAGGGCACGACGCCTGGCGCGATTGCCACGGGCGCGACTTGGGCGACCGGCGGGGCGGGCACCAATTACAGCATCAATATTCCGAGCTTCACCACGTCTCTTGCTGGCTATGTCCGCATCAAGGTTTTGATCGGCAAGCCCAGCCTGACCATCTATGTCGATCCAAAGGCAACCATCGCATGATGAAAATTATTGCCATCGCCTCTGTGCTCCTTTGTGTGGCCTCGGCTGCGTCTGCGGCGTCCAATCCGCAATCCATGGCAGCCGGCTTTCCGTTCCCGGTCTATGTGAATGGAACTGGCACAAGCCAATCCAATGCAGAAGGCATCTACACCAACCAGACCCAATATACGCCCGCATCTACAGCAAAGCCGCAGGGTCTGCTTACTCTCGGGGTGGGCAACGGATGAAGCGGGCTGCCTTTGTATTTGCACTCCTAGCCGCCACGCCGGCTCATGCGTGGGTACATGGAATCAACATAAGCGTTGCGCCACCGTCTGCGCCTGTTCTCCAAAACCAGACAGTCAATTTTGGCAATCTGACCCGCACCACCTATGGTGAGGTCCGGCTCAATAGCCAGGATGTCACGACCCTATCGGTAAAGCCGCAGACATTCTCCGGCCTCGATCTGCTGACCAATTCGGGCACGACTTGCGCGACCTGGACAATGACCTTTGTCAGCAACTCGTCCAGCCGTCCCAGCACGGATTTTACGATCATCGCCGCTAACACCCCCGAGGGCTCTACCGCCGTTACGCCGCAGGTGGCGTCGGGTGGCCAGGACCATCTCGCGGGCGATTATGTCTGGAACGTCTCCTGCAAGGATGCGGGCGGAAATAGTTCGAATACCGTCAATTTGACCTATCACACCGTTACGGCTGGTGGTGCTGGTGTGGTCACGTTCGGCAATACCGACCGTCTCGATTTTGGTGCGGCTCCCAGCACATTCGGCGATGTCGCGGGCGCAGAGATGCAATTCGCGACCGGGGGCGATTGGCACGCATCGGACCTGAACATCCGCTTCAAGTCGGGTGCCTTCACCAATCAGGTTTTGGTTAAGGTCGCCGACAATACGCGCCGTCCTTATATGTCGAATATCAAGGGCGGCGGTAGTATGGCCAACTACCGTATCACGGATTTTGTTCTTTCTGGCACCCTTATTGGTGTGACGAATAACATCACGGGCGTTTCATCGTCCGCCGGAAACACCATCCATGACGCGATCATGGACAACATCCATTTCTATGGCTCTGAGCCTATGCTGGGGAACAATTCCTCCCAGGCAGCGGTATTTTTCGGCGGTTGCACTGCGACGTGCGGAATAACCGACAGCAGCTTCGATTATGTAGAATCTGGGTCAGCCCCGACATCTAATACCTATATCCGCAACACTTCATTCCGCTATATCTATAATAATTGCCTTTTCCTTTTAAGCGTCGATTCCGTCGAATTGTCCGATGTTAGCTGTCTGTCTCCCATGCAGCGGTATCAGGGCCAGCATCCCGACAACATGCAGATCGCGGATGGAGCTACCCCATCCAACATCACTATCCAGCGGTTTCTTGAAGCGCAAGCCGATGGAGACTATTTCGCCCAGGGCGGCCCATTCGCGGGAACGCTCATAGGCGTGAACGGATATGTCAGTCTCGATACCGGAAGCACCAGCCCCGGTAATGTTTTCACAAAGACAACCGGCACTGTCGGTTCTGGGTGGCAGGGATCTACTGTCGTTATTCCTGGCGTAATCTCTGCCTCTGACAATGTGAAGATTGACTGTAGCTTCAACAGCCATGTCTGTGGGGCAGGGGTGACGAAGTTCACTCTGCTCAATTTGGCAGCAACGAATATCGGAAGCGCGGGCACTCCGACGAAGATGTATGGGGCTGGGACGATCTCATTCAAGATGTCCGGCTTGCTGTCTTCTACGGCTGGTCCCTATGGCACGTCCACAAATGGCAATGCCGGGACTAGCTGGATTTACGATTTCGACTATGCCTCGATGGACACGCAGACCCCGCTTATCAGCAGCTTTACGGGGTCTGTTTCGGGAGCCCTTTTGACCGCGACGACGCAAGCGGTAAGCAATATCCCAGGCAACACTGGATTTATCACCGCCTGCGGACGCATCAATACCGGCAGCGGGTATACGTTCAATGGAAGTGTAAATAGTCGGGCGAGCGGGAGCGATCTAGGCCCCGGGACATACAATCTCCAGGGCTCACCCGGGAATGTCTCATCCCAGACCATCCAATGCAGCGGTGCCTATGCGGGCATTTCCGTTCCCGACTTCCAGCAGTCGAACTGCAATCTACCGGACGTGCAGGGCGGCACCTACAATGTGGATCGCGGGCTTTATACCGCTGGCATGTACCCGCATGATCTGACGAGCGGATGCACCGTGGGCGTCAACTTCCCGGCAGCCAACACGACATTTGGCGCTAGTTTATTCGGAGCCACGTCACACAGCTATACGCCCCCTGGCGGCAATCTCACCTCTGCGGATTATGCTTCGGGTATGCTGCCAAAGGACTATCTCGCGGCGCATACCTTCACGGCCTCTGACACCTATGCCGATATTCTCAGGATTAATTGCCTTGCCAATAAGGGCAAGATCGGAGGCAAGAAGGATCTGGGCGGTGGTGCCTGGGCTGGTTCTGTGACGGGCGAGACGAATGCTGGAAACCATACAGGCGGGGGAGACTGGATAATCTATAACGGGTCCGCCCACGTCACCAGCACGCATATCACGGGCTGCGAGGCGGCGCCATGATCCTGGCGGCAGCAGTAGCGGCGCATTTCTATTTCTGGCGCGAGGCTCCGGGGCAGATCGGTGTCTCGATTGGAAAAGGGAGGGACGCGCATTTGATCCTGCTGGTCCCCAGAGAGGGCTGCTCCGCCGGCGTCAAGGTCTACTCTGGCCGTTACGGCGATCTGGACGCCGCGACGCACAGGCTCGCGTGGTCCAAGGCATGTGCGGAATCAGATAGGCGGGGAAAGAGATTATGACGGTAACCACGCCGGCTGACATTATCCGACTTGTCCTCAAGGATACGGGCGTGCTTGGCATTGGGCAGACGGCATCTGCTGAGGATACAAATGACTGTTTCGATACCCTCAATATGATGGTTGGAGAATGGGCGTCTAGGCGCTGGCTACTTTACCGGACTGAGACGTATAGTAAGGTATCGACAGGAGCCCAATTCTACACGATTGGCCCAGGCGGTGATATTGATACTGGAACCCAGCAGCGCCCGGATAGGTTAGAAGACGGCAATTTCTTCCGCCAGATCACGGCGGCGCAGTCCCCCAACCAAATTGACTACCCTCTAAGCCTCTTAGAGAGCAAAGAAGACTATAACCGGATCGGTCTAAAGCAATTGGCCACGATCCCTCAGTTTGTCTTCTATGACCCACTTTACCCGCTTGGGAAGATTTATCCCTGGCCGGTCATACCGACTAATCTCTATGAGCTGCATGTCTTGGTGAAATTCCAGATTGTGCAATTCGCCAATCTGGCGGACTCTATCAATCTCCCAAGCCAATACTACGCGGCATTGCGCTATAACCTCGCAGCCAGGGTTCGCCCCATGTACCAGCTTCCGCCTGACCCGCAGGTGATAGCACTGGCTACAGACGCGCTCGACAACATCCGCAATATGAATGCTGCAATCCCCCGCCTTCGTATGCCTACGGGCATCGGTAGGGGGACAAAATATAATCTGTTTTCCGACTCAAATTATTGAGATATTTCAACGACTTGCGGGTCTATCGTTGAATAGATAACCCTAGCGACCCTGGAGAATAAAAATGGCCATCACTCCTGTAATCTTTGAAAACGGTTTTCGATTGTTTAGGGGCGGTGACCTGAACAATAACTTCAGTGCCGTCCCTGCTGTCTATCGCAGCTCGGCTTCTCTGACCAAAAACGCCTCCACTACCTTTGGCGATATTGCGGGCCTCTCGGCAATACTGACCAAGGGCACCTATAAGTTCAGCGTGATCCTGCCGTCTACGGTAGCGAGCGGTACGGGCGGTATTAAATACTGCTTCAACTACACCAAATCGCTGGCTCTTAGCTCCATCGAAGCCACTGGCTTGGGCTTTACGGCCTCTGCGGTTGCTGTCCAGCATACCACCACAACCACCACACAGACCGCCATCTTCACGCAGGCTGCGGTTGTCATCATGACCCGCTTGGAAGGTACGTTCGTTGTTTCAACTGGCGGCACTCTGACGGTCCAGATGGCGCAAAATACGTCCGATGCGTCTAACACGATCTGCCTCATTGGCTCGTCCATGGAAATTGCCCGCATCTCGTGACCAAGATTGCACTAACAGTCGGGGCTTATGAAGCTCGCTCCATCATAGCAGACGCGCAGCAATGCGTGAACCTGTTTGCTGAGGCGAACCCGAAAGACAGCCCATTTCCAATGACGTTCTATCCCACACCGGGGACGCGGTTCCTAACCACGGCTCCGGTGGTTGGGCCTGTCAGGGTGACCTATACGGCATCGAATGGCAACTTCTATGTCGTGGTGTCCAACAAGGTCTATACCGTCAATACCGCCTATGGTTGGACGCTTCTGGGTACAATTACGAGCTTCGCTGGCTTTATCTCCATCAAAGATAACTCCCTGTGCTGCGTCATCGTTGATGGATCTTCCTCTGGCTGGGTCATAAACCTGGCCGACAATAGTTTCGGCACCATTTCAGCGACCAATTTCTTTGGTGCCAATACGGTTGATTATCTAGATACCTATCTGATCTTCAATCGGCCCAATACGAGAGAGTTTTATTTCACCTATTCCAACGCCACTTACGCGATGTTTGTCGGCGGCGGGGCTTTCGATCCTCTAGATATTATCGCCAAGACCGGCGGCGTTGATAATATTGTTGGCCTCAAGGTCATGCATCGGGAATTGTGGACAATAGGGTCAGAGACGTCAGAGATATTCTTTGATTCCGGCGCTGCCGACATTGCCTTTCAAACCATGCCAGGAGCATTCGTGGAGCATGGCTGTACGGCTGCGGGTTCAATCGCCAAATATGATCTGGCTAACTACTGGCTAGGACAAGACCAGGCAGGCACTTCCGTTGTATTTCGTGGCGCACAGTATCAAGTCACGCGCATTTCGACCCATGCGATTGAAAAAGAGATTTCCTCTTATTCTCAGCAGGAAGATGCGATTGCCTTTATCTATGAGCAGGAAGGCCACGTCTTTTATGTTCTGACATTCCCGACTGCAAATGCGACCTGGGTATTCGATATTATCGAGGAGCATTGGCACAAGCGGGCTTGGATGGACTCAGATGGAAACTTGACCCGCTGGCGTCCCAATTGCTTTGCGACATTCAATAATCAGCTTGTGGTGGGAGATTACCAGAGTGGAAATCTCTACGCTCTCGATCTGGATTATTACCTGGATGATGGAGATCCGATCCTGCGGGTTCGCTCATTCCCCCATATCACGTCAGAAAATGACCGCCTTATGCATCGCAGCCTAATCGCGGCGATGGAAGTGGGCGATGAGATGGATACATCCACATCTGATGAAAGCCAGGCGTCTCTCAGCTGGTCCGATGATGCGGGAAGGTCTTTCAATACCCCCGTTCAGCAGTCCTTCGGTGAAACCGGAGAATACCTGACCTCTATGAAATGGAATAGGCTAGGGCTGGCGCGTGATAGGGTTTATAAACTGGCGTGGACGGCTCCAATGAAAACTTCTCTCCAAGGCGTTTACCTCGATGTGATTAAATCAGCCACATGAGTTCATCCGGCGCACCACAAGGCTTTCCACAGATTACAGCGCCTATAGCCGGGCAGAATGGGCAGATTAGCACTATCTGGTATCGCCTATTTATTACTTGGTGGAATCAGCTCCAAACGGCTTTAGGCCAGAATGCAATTCCATCGGGAATGGTTTCCGCGTTAGCCGCGCCTAACGTCCCTCTGGGGTGGTTTATCTGCGATGGTTCTGCAGTATCCAGATCCACATTCTCATCGTTATTTGCCGCTATAGGAACGACATGGGGCGCGGGTGATGGCTCTACTACCTTCAATCTCCCCGACCTCAAGAATCGGTTTCTGGTAGGAGACGGCACTCTGAGCCTCGGAAATATGGCCGGCAATGTGCCTATCTCTGGTGGTTCTGGTAATGGCTATGGCGTCATACTTTGGATTATAAAAGTTTGAATAGGTTTGTAGTTCTTTCGTTGCCTCGATCCCGGTCTGCATGGCTATCAAAATTCCTATCCTATGAGGAATGGGAATGCGGCCATGAGCAGCTCAAATATATGCGGTCGCTGGGGGATGTGAAAAACTGGCTGTCTCTCGATAAATTCGGGTCCTGTGAGACCTCTGCAAGCCAATATTGGCGTCTCCTTGCCTCATATGCCCCAGATATCCGGGTTGTGACGATCAGGCGTCCGGTTGATGAGGTGGTGCATAGCCTTAAGAGACTGGGCATGGATAACATTCCTGCTATTCGGGCTGGCCTAATTCAAATGGACCGCAAGCTAGACCAGCTTGAAAAGCGGCTACCGAGCGTCCGATCTTACCAATTCTCTAGCCTATCTGAGCGGGATACATGCCGGGATATCTTTGAGTATTGCATTCCTAATCATCCGTTCGATGCTCAAAGATGGGAACGCATGGACAAAGAAAACGTCCAGATCAATTTCCCCGCCATGTGCCGCTATGTGAAGGGCAATTTGGAGTCGATTAATAAATTAGCTGCCCAAGCTGCCCAGCAAATGCGGGTAGATATAGCAGGAAAAAAGAAGATTGAAACGGGCCCTATATCCATCGAGGAAGAATCCTGCGTAGCTTGGAAGCGAGATTGCCAGCACCTGTTTCGTCAGCACTGCACCATTGTTGATGAGCATCCCGAGCAATGGGCGAATAAGAATTGGCCTTTATTCGCTAAGCTAAACGAACTCGGATTTATGCAGATCATGATCGCTAGGTCCAATGGCAAAGCCTTCGGCTACCTCATGACACTTCTTTCCCCATCCTTGGAAAAGACTGACGAGATGATAGCCCAGCATACCACGCACTATGCAGATAAGAGCTTTCCCGGCTTGGGGCTTAAGCTCCAAAGGGCTGCCATGACACGTCTCAAAGAGAAGAATGTGAAAGAGACATATATGCGGGCCGGAGTCAGGGGCGATGGGGATAGAATGCCGTCGCTATACAAGAGATTAGGCGCGGAAGAATTTGGGACCATTTTCCGCATCGGTTTGGGAGAGTAATATGGGATTAGCTGCGGGAATTCTTGGAGCAGCTGTAATCGGTGGCGTTGCTCAATCTGTCTCTGCTGGAAAAGCCGCCAGCGCCCAGAAGCAAGCGGCTCAACAGGCGACGGATACCCAGAAGCAATTCTATGGAGAGAGCAAGGCCGAGCTACAGCCTTTCATCACGGGCGGTACGAATGCCTACGGCACCCTGAATAACCTGCTCGGCGTCGGTGGCAACTCCGATACGATGAAGGCTACTCTAGAAGGAATTCCAGGCTATCAATTCACTCGCGATCAAGGGCTCAAGGCTACGCAAAGCGGCTATGCGGCGCGTGGATTGGCGGATTCAGGTGGTGCACTCAAAGGTGCGGCTAATTATGCGACGGGCCTCGCGGATTCTACGGTAGGTACATATATCAATTCTCTCCAGAATTCTGCCTCTACTGGTTCAAATGCGGCTTCGGCCCTCGCTGGATATGGCACGGCAACGGGGCAAGGAATAGGTAACAATCTCATTGGTGCAGGTAATGCACGGGCAGCGGCATATAACACGACTGGATCTGCCATTGCGGGTGCTGCCGGCAATGTCGGTCAATATTATACGCTCGCCAGCCTTTTAGGGCGCTCTCAGTCCGCATCAAATCCAAATAGCTCTACGCCTTACAATCTTGGGTCCGATTGGACCGGCGTGGATATGGGGTAAGTCATGCCTATTGATACATCCAGTTATCCCAATCAGCCCCAGCAGCCAAATGTTCTAGGGACACTTGGTGGAGTGGCCCAATTCCAGAACCTGATGAATCAGAACAAGCTGTTTCAACAGCAGTTCAATTCCAATTTAGGCCTGAGCCAGATTTATAAGGAAGCGATCAACCCGCGGACGGGCGAATTGGACCCGAACAAATTGCAGGGTTTGATGGCTGGTCCTAATGCCAATAGCGTAACGCTTGGCCTTCCCCAGGCTATTGCCCAATCTCAGGAAGCCCATCAGCGGAATATCTCTATCAATTCTGCTGAATTGACGAATGCCCGCCAGCATCTGGAAGCGGTATCTGGCTATATCGCCCCTCTTATTGCCGAAGGTGCAAATCCTACCTCCAGCGATGTTATGAGCGCGCTCGCCCATGCTGGATCTGTTGGGTTGGCAAAGCCGGAGGAATTGTCGCGGATTTATTCGACCCTTCCCCGCCTTCCCAATGGCCAGATTGACGAATCTCAGATTAAAGCATGGGCACTCCAGCAGCAGCTAAATGTCATGAGCGCGAGCGAGCGACTTAATGCTCTCAGCCCGTCCCCCACGCTTATTCAAAATGGCCAGCAAGCTATTCCGATGCGTCTGCCGCAGATTGGCGCACCTACCCAAGCCGGTCCTGGCGTCCAGATGGAAATTCCCCCCACGGCCCAGAGGTACAATCCCATTACTAAGCAGAGGGAATATGTTGGGCCGGGCGGAGTCCAAGGCGGCGGTCAGGGAGGCCCACAGGCGGCTCCTGGCGGCGGTGCGCCTTGGGCTGGTGGGTCTGCCCGTCCTGGGGGAGGATTGGCTACAGGGCCAGCACTGGGCGCGGCTGAGGCGGCTGGCGTGACAGCTACGAATGCCGCCCAAGCCGGCGTCAATCTCAACAAGGTGGCGGACCAAATTCCGGAGCAGAAAGCCATCCTTGGCAATCTTGAAGGGGCTTTGAATAAATTCACTTCAGGCCCCGGCGCGGATTGGAAAAAGGTTGCCGGGTCCATGGTCAACCAGAACCTCCAGTCTTTCGGCTTTAAGGGCTTTGCGCCCGACAAAATCGCCAGCCAGGAAGAATTCACCAAGCAAGCCTCCATGCTGGCACAGAACCAGTTCAAGCAGCTGGAGGGTACGGGTACCGACAGACAGCTGGACTCTACCATGTCCACGAGCCCGAATACTGCCCTATCCAAGATGGGTAACCAGCGCATCATAGCCCTGCTCAAAGGCAATGCAGATGCGATTGGTGCCAAGCGCCAAGCGTGGCAACAGTGGCAGCAGGCCGGCAAAGGGCCTGAGAGCTATCATGAGTTTTCGACCGCCTTTAACAAGGATTGGGACCCCAGAGCCTTCCAGCTTCAATATCTCCAGCCTAAAGAGGCCAAGGAAATGCTTGGCGGCATGAACGCGAACGAGAAGAAAGACTTCAATCGCGTTATGAATATTGGGGTAAAGAACGGTTGGGTCCAGCTTCCTTCATGGCTCCAGAGCAATGGCAAATGAATGGCAGTCCGATCCTACTGGCTATCTCGCCTCGCTTATCGGTGGGCCTGTGTCGGTCACAAGCGGGCTCAGAACTATCGCGCACAACGCAGCGGTTGGGGGCGTCCCGAATTCCGCGCATTTGTCAGGGCAAGCCTATGATTTCGTACCCAAGGGCATGTCCACGGCAGATGCTACCCAGAAACTTGCCCAAGCCGGCGTCCCATTTGATCAGGTTATCAATGAAGGCAATCATGTCCATGTTTCCTTCGCCCCTAAAAACCGAGGGCAGGTTCTGAATATGGCCAAAGCCCAGCCCCAAGAGACGGATTTCATCTCGGCAATCAACGGCGCGGCCAGCAATCCTGCGCCTGCGGCTAATAATGCGTCTTCTGGGGATACTGACTTCATTTCGGCCATCCAGGGTGCTGCGGCTGGACCGTCTAAAACTGCGCAAGGAGTACCGGTCCCCACACAACCACCTCCGGGCGCACCGCCTCCTAATGCGCCACGCTCGGTCACTGGGGACGTTTTAAATGCTATTCCGGGCGGTTTAGCACAGGGTGCGGCTGGGTTGCTCGGGATTCCCGGTGATATTGAGGATTTGGCGAATAAAGCGGGGGCCACACTCGGGCATATCTCCCGTAAAGTTCTGGGCATGAAGACGGACGCTTACGATGCTGCCATACAAAACGCCATTCATGGCCCTATGGCAACGAGCTTTCCCACATCTGGAACGCTCAATAACCTGATGTCATCGCCATTTGGCGGTTATTACCAGCCCAAGACCGTTCCTGGCGAATATGCCCAGACCATCTCGTCTTTCGCCCCGGCTGCTTTAGGCCCTGGATCTGCCGCTATGCGGATTGCGCGCGTCGTTGTGCCGGGTGCGGCTTCCGAGACAGCCGGTCAGCTTACCAAGGGCGAACCTTATGAAGGCGTGGCGCGTATAGGTGGGGCATTGGCTGGCGCTGCGGGTCTTGGTGCAGTGCATCAACTGATAGAAAACGGCAAAGTCCCGCCGCCGCCATCTACTCAAGACATTCGGAATGCGGCCTCATCTGCCTATAAACAGGCAGAGCAGTCAGGCGTGGTTGTGAAAAGCGATGCCGTCAAAAGCCTTGGCGACCAGATCGCGCAAGACTTGGATGCAAAGGGTATTGACCCAACGCTCCATCCTCGTTCCACGGCAGCACTCAATCGCATTGTGAATTCCGAAGGCGACCTGTCCTTTAAGCGGCTGGATATTCTACGCCGCGTGGCCAAGAGCGCAGCAGCGAGCCCAGACGACGATGAAGCACGACTTGGTTCAACTATCATATCTCATATTGATGATTTTATTCAAAACATGCAGCCTAGCGACGTGGTTTCGGGTAACACCCAGCAAGCCGCAGACGCCATCACAAAAGCTAGATCCCTATGGGCTCGGCAGGCCAAGAGCGACATCATCGACACGGCACTAGAACGCGCGAAGAACCGTGCAGAAACTGTTGGTGGGTCTGGCTTGGAAAATGGCATTCGCATTGAATTCCGGCGCATTGCTCAGAATCCCAATGTTCTAAATCAATTTGGTCCAGCCGAGCAGGATGCCATAAAGACTGTCGCCCGGGGAACGAAGATAGCTAATCTTACGCGCACCCTGGGTAAACTTGCCCCAACCAATACCATCACACTTTTGGGGGAGCTTGGCATGGGAGCATTGCGTCCAGAGATGCTGGCGCTTCCTGCTGTTGGAGCAGTTTCAAGAGGGGCCGCTACGGCCTTGACACAAGGAGCAGCCGACGCGGCTTCACAGCTTGTGCGATCTGGTGGCGCTCCGGCTGCCGCGCAACAGGTCTTTACGCCCGAGCTTGTAACAGCAATCCTGGGAAGGCAGAAGGCTATGCAACAGCAGCAACAGCCAAATGCGTTAGTTCCTCAGTTCGCATCTCAATAGCGAATATCGTCTGGACGATCCCAATTAGAAACGATCACAGCGACTAGAAAAAGAAACCATAGCCACATGCCAGCCTCACTAGTCCCCAACGCCAAACAATACTTCCCTGACATCAATGGTAACCCATTGGTAGGGGGGTTTGTCTATATGTACCAGTCATTAACCCTTATCCCCAAGGATACATGGAAAAATTCGGGCCAAACGGTCCTGAACACGAACCCGGTTATCCTTGATTCCAGGGGGCAGGCGGTCATTTATGGGGTAGGAGACTACCGCCAGATCGTCACCGATGCAGATGGGAATACAATTTGGGACGAGGAGGTGAGTGACTATCAAAGCTCCGTTTTCGGCCCGCAAGTCAGCCTCCCATCTCACACCACAACTGATCTAGGCACGGCAACATCCAACAATGTTCTGATTACCGGCACCACCACAATTACCAGCTTCGGCACCTCTGCCACGCTGGGCAATCCGATATATTTTATCCAATTCTCTGGGATCTTGCAGCTTACCTATAATGCCGCCTCCATGATACTGCCTGGCGCTGCCAATATCACCACGGCAGCCGGCGATTCCGCTATGGTCGAGTTTACCAATGCGCTTGGCTATTGGCGCATGATTTCTTATTTCTCTGGCGCAACAGGTGGCGCATTTGGAACGGCAGCAAACCAGAATATCGGTACGTCCGGCGCGAATGTCCCTCTCTTAAATGGTAATAACACTTGGTCCGGTACTCAGGCTTTCTCTGCCCGCACTGTAGGGACTCCGGTTGCGCTCTCAGTAGTTGCAGGCGCAGTTAGCCCGAACTTTGCGCTAGGAAATAACTTCTCGGTATCTATTTCTGCTGGCCTGACTGTGAATAACCCATCTAACGCGACCGCTGGACAATGGGGTGTAATTGCCGTCAAGCAAACAGCGGGTAGCCTGACTGTTAGCTGGGGCACAGCGTTTGTGGCTCAAGGTGGTTCGGCAACCATCACGCTCTCAGGTGTAAACGGAGCGACGGATTATTTTCCGTTCTATGTAAACGGTGCATCCGAAATCGTTATCGGTGCCCTTCTAAATCCTACCCACTAATGATACCGGCACCAATTTTCATTATCCAGCATTCCGGCCATGTGGGAAGCTTTACCGCAATTGCATCTCCGTCTTCCGTAAGCGGTGTTGATGCTGCTGGAACCGTAACATCCAATAATACAATCGTTACGCCTTCGGGTGGGACCGCTCCCTATACCTATCTCTGGTCATATGTATCTGGCAATACTTCCATAGTTGCTACAGCTGGCACCAGCGCCACTACAGCATTCTCAGCAATCCTATTCGGTGGCGATAGCACGACTGGCTCATGGAAATGCAAAGTGACAGATGCGACGGCGGCATTTATCTATAGCAATATTGTTTATATAACCCTTCGCGCAACGAGAAGCTGATGGCTGCGGCTATACTACCAAATGGCAAGCAACAATTCTCCGACATAAACGGCAAGCCGCTGGTTGGCGGATTGGTCTATATGTATGTGCCAAGTACGCTCATCTTCAAAGACACATGGCAGGATTCAGGGCAGCTAGTCCTTAATACTAACCCAATCATCTTGGATAGCCGTGGCGAGGCGTTGATTTATGGAGATGGAAACTATCGCCAAATCCTAAAGGATAGCCTTGGTAATCTGATCTGGGACGAGCCCGTATCTGCGCCTATCCCGGTCACATCTGGACTATGGACGCCATCGTTTATCGCATCAGTTAGTCCTGGGGCATGGACCTATAGCACTCAGGTTGGCACCTGGGTAAAAAGCGGCAATGTCGTAAGCCTCACTTACAATCTAGTGGCATCTAATAATTCCGGTGCATCGGGCCAGCTATTGATGACTGGATTACCCTTCGCCAGCACATCTGCATCGAGCGTGACATTCAGCAGTAGCCCTTCATGGGGATTGATGACGCTACCAGCCGGTTATTCGCAGATGGTTTTGATCCTGACCCCCAACCGAACCTTCTATGAGTGCCAATGTTCGGGGAGCAATCAAGCTACCGGAGCCGTTACCACATTCGCCGCAAATCCATTTGTTATCGGGTCTTCAACCTATCTGACGGATTCCTGATCTCATGGATATTGATCTTCTGATGTCGGATCTTCTTATAGAAGAGGGTTGGCGCGATAGCATCTATGACGATCAGACCAGACGAGTGATTGTGTCCGGCGTCATTGTGGAAGGCGTGGCAACGGTGGGATGCGGCCTGACAGGTCCATTCACCAAAGATGAGCTTATGCCGATCACGAAATCGCGGGCTTTGACAGCCTGGGCCACGCTGCAAAAGGCTATCCCGTGGGTAAATGATCTGCCCGAGCCCCAGCAGCGGGCTCTTACCGACATGGCATTCAATCTTGGAGTAACTGGCCTGCTTAAATTCCATGAGTTTCTTGGCTTCATGCAGGCACACAACTTCGAATGGGCCGCAGACGATTTGAATACCACTCTGTGGGCTCGCCAAGTTCCAAACAGGGCGCGTCGTGTTCAGGCCCTTATCAGGGGGGAAACGAAATGACGCAACCGATTGTTCCTGATCCTCAGGTTAATTATTTGGAATATGCCTGGATGGGGCTTGTTGCCCTGGCTGGCTCTATTGCAAGAGCGGGCAAATGGGTTGACGATCAAGGCAAATTCATTATTTCTAAGCTCATTACGGAACTCGCCTCTGCCTTTGTATTCGGTGTTTTGGCCGTCTCAATTGGGGCCTATTTGCAGCTTAAGCCCGAGATTGTGGGTGGTCTAGCCGGTGCGATGGGCCTGATGGGCGCTGCGACCGTTATAGGCTTTGTGCAGAATTTCTTTTCAGCGCGATTTGGAGGAAAGTCAAATGCAAGCGACCCTAAGGCAGCAGAGTAGCGTAGCTGATAGGGCCCGGTTCGGATGGTCCTGGCTCTACCATCATATTGGCGTGGCTGGATTTGGCCTGCTGATGTTCTTTGCTGGCATGGCTGTAAATAACCATGAGGCGACCAGAGAGGCTGTGGACCCGCTCAAAGCCCAAGTGGTGCAGAAGTCAGCCCAAATACAAAGATTGCAAAGCAGCGACATACCGAAGCTGAAAAGCGCCCTAGGCTGCGAACATCGGAAGGCAGATGTAGCTTTGGATGCGGCTACCGGGGCTGGGGCTGATTTGTCTGGCCTCCCAGATTGCCCGCCTATATCGAGTGTATCTAAGTTGGGGAAATGATGCGGACTGGGTATCTGCCAGCTTCTCCTGACTTAGCCAAACCCTCTCTCGCCGGAAGGCTCAAGGATTCTGTGAGGCCGTCAGCATCGAATTGCTTCCGCTTCGCCGCATCCCGCATAATCTGCCACAACCGGGGCTAGCATTCAACCGGAACTAGGCGTATTATCCGCGCAAATTGGGGGTTTCGTGTACGATATATCTTTTGCCCAGTATTGGCCCGCGATCAACGAAGGCCTGACCATCGTTCTAGGTGGCGCTGTCATCTGCGCCGCTGGCTTCCTGACCTATGCCCTGCACAAATACGCGACATTCTTGAGTGCATCGCAACAAGAACGCTTGGCCAAGATCATCAATGACGGCCTAAATCGAGCTGCCCAATATGCACTAAATACCATCGAAGCGCACGAAAAAGATATGAAGATCACCACGGACTCCAAGCTAGTCCAGATCGGGGCCAATTATGCCCTCAGACACATGCAGGTGACCTTGGACAAGGCCGGCAAGACGCCCCAGGACGTGGCTGAGATGATCGTGGCGCGGCTTCCTGTGGCTCCTATGGCCAATGGGATAGCCGTCCCTATCGTGCCTGTTACATCTGCCGCGTTGCCTCCGGTATGAGGGCGATACCGACCATCAACTTCGCTGGCCCCATTCTGAGGCTGGTCAAATTCCTTCTCAGGAGAAAATAGCATGGACTTCAATCATAACGGCAAAGACGATATTCAGGAGATCAAAGACGGCTGGGCCGCGTTCGTTACTGACGTTCGCAATGGCGATGTGCCGGCTATCGTCAAGGATGTGACCGACGCTGCGGCTTGGCTTAAGGCCGAGATTGAGGGCTTGGAGCAGGCGGCACAGGAGTTCTTTAACTGGGGTATTAGCCGCGTCAAGGCTGAGAGCACGACTCTCGGGGAAGCTATCGCCAACATGCTGACCCTCCTGAATAACGGCAGCCTGCAACAGGCTTTGGGCCTCGGTGCTTCGGCTATTGCCCAGCTGGCTGCGATTTCGTCCCAGGTGGTGGAAGCCGCTGTCGCCCTCATTGGCGGCTTTAAGGCTCTCGGCGCCTAAACAGTCTCCCGCGCCTGGCCACCCCTCCGTGACAGGCCTAACTTGACCCGGTGCCGGAAGGTGCCGGGTTTTT